CCAGCGAGCTCAGGCTCGTGACATTCCCCGTGACGACTGCAAGACTCGAGACGTTACCGACGGCCACGTTAGCCTCCAGAGAGCTTAGACTCGTGACATTCCCGGTTGCCACGTTGGCTACCAGAGAGCTTAGGGTCAGAACATTCCCCGTGACGACTGCAAGGCTGCTCACATTCCCTACGGCGACATTAGCCCCCAGCGAGCTCAAGGACACAACGTTACCTGTGGCGACTGCAAGGCTGCTCACATTCCCTACGGCGACATTAGCCCCCAGCGAGCTCAAGGACACAACGTTACCTGTGGCGACTGCGAGGCTCGTGACGTTCCCTACGGCGACATTAGCCCCAAGCGAGCTCAAGGATACGACGTTACCAGTAGCGACTGCAAGGCTGGAAACGTTCCCGGTCGCCACATTAGCCTCCAGAGAACTCAGACTCGTGACATTCCCCGTGACCACTGCAAGGCTGCTCACATTCCCGGTCGCCACATTAGCCGCCAAAGAGCTTAGGCTCGTGACATTCCCCGTGACCACTGCAAGGCTGCTCACATTCCCGGTCGCCACATTAGCCGCCAGAGAGCTTAGGCTCATGACATTACCGCTCACAACTGCAAGGCTCGAGACGTTCCCTACAGCGACATTAGCCTCCAGTGAGCTCAGGCTCGTGACATTCCCGGTGACCACTGCAAGGCTGGAAACGTTCCCGACTGCGACATTAGCAGCCAGAGAGCTTAGGCTCGTGACATTCCCCGTGACTACAGCGAGACTTGAGACGTTGCCGTCTGCGACATTAGCAACCAGAGAGCTTAGGCTCGTGACATTCCCCGTGACGACTGCAAGGCTCGTGACATTCCCGGTTGCTACGTTAGCAGCCAGAGAGCTTAGGCTCGTGACATTCCCCGTGACCACTGCAAGACTCGTGACATTCCCTACGGCGACATTAGCTGCCAGAGAGCTCAAGCTCGTGACATTCCCCGTGACGACTGCAAGGCTGCTCACGTTCCCTACAGCGACATTAGCCGCCAAAGAGCTCAGGCTCGTGACATTCCCCGTGACGACTGCAAGGCTGCTCACGTTCCCGGTTGTCACATTGGCAGACGCAGCTGTCAGGTTGGTCGAAACGTAGGCGTTTCCTGTGACCATAAGATTGGCCGTAGGTGTCAGGGTCGACCCTATACCCACCTGTGGAACATAGTAAATTGGTGAACCATCTGCACCTACCCACTGCGACCCGATAAATCCAACAATATTTGAGGTGTAAATATTTGAAATATATCCAGTGGTTGCGTTCAACGTAAGGACATTCGCCTGTGTGCTCACGTTCAGTGTCACCAGATTGGATAGTCCAGAAACTTTTAAAGAATTTATATTTTGCAAGTCGCTGCTCCAGTTAATACCTGACCCTGTCCCGGTCGCGGACAAAACTTGGCCTATCGTCCCATTGGTCCCTGAAATCTTAAGACCGCTGACCAAATCGACAAGACCAGTGTTATCGATGACTACTTGGGTGGATTGATTCTTTAGACCGGCCGACCCTGTCGACATTATGAATGTGCCGTTGTGGTCTATGGCCGTCTGATTGGCAGAATTCTGTATTCCTGCTGACGTGCTCGTAAGTATCACAGTGCCCGTGCTATCCATGACCTGCTGGGCCGACTGATTCTGTATACCTGTCGAAGAGCTGTTCAAAAAAATAAGACCAGGTTCCACTTTGTCTATCGAGGCGCCTTCTTTAACAGTAAGGGCGTATCCAGGTGAGCTGCTCGTGTGGATACCGACATTTGCGCGCGGGTCAATAACCATAGCCAGCGTCTGGTAATCCCAAAATTCTGCAGTGTTGAACGCGTGACCGCCACCACCCGCGCCTTCGTACTGCACAACCTTGAGAGCAGTCGCTGTTCCGAAATTATTAATTGAAAAAGCATTTGTCGTCTCGACATTCGTATTCAGGGTGAAGACGTTCCCTGTAAAGACGATGTTCGCGACTGTCAGGTTGGACAGGGTCGTCATGCCACTGGTGGCGGTCAGCGAACCGTTTATAACCGCTGACCCATTGACAGCCAGACCCGACCTGACTGTCAGACTTTGAGTCGACGTATCCCCTTGCACATTTGAATTGCCCAGCACATTGCTGGTCAATACCATTAATGTATAAAAATTTTATTTTTTGAAGATATATGGAGCTCGCAGAAGGCATCAACCAGGAAGAGGCTGAGGTCCAGTGGGAAGAGCAGGAGGAACAGAACCTCGAGGACATACGCCTAGGTCTGCTGGCAACCCTTGCCGAATACAGGGGCTACCCCCACATTAAAAAACTCTTTGAAGAGGCTATTCGCTCAGTTTCGGCGTATGTATTATAAAAGTTCCTGCCAACTCAAAAGAGCATCAGCATCGACGGTTGCCTGTGAAGTGTTGTTGAAAAATGCAAGAGTAAATATATCGCTCGTCTGTGTGAATGAATTCCGGCCAATCTGTGAAAAGTACTGACCGAGCTCGAAGACAGCCAATCCAGAGGATTTTCCAGCCGCCGCAACCATACCTGACGCCACCTGCTGACACGTCGTGACCGAAAAGGCTGTCGCCGACTTGTCCACAAGGATGCTCGTGCTCGGTGGCGCCGCCAAAAAGTTCTCACCCGTCAGGTTCGCCGCTGTGACATTACTCCACAGAGCCCACTGTACGATGTCATCCGTCGACTTGATCACCACCTCGACCTGCTTGATGGCGCACACAGAGTCGAGGCGACCGGGTGCAAGCTGTATAGATATGACCGGTACCCAGGTTCCAGCACCCACGGTCGCACTGAAGGTGGCCAGATTGGAATACAGAGTGAGGGGTGCATTCGAACCACCCTCTGACATGACGGTCGAGCAAATCTGCGTCAGGTTTGAGGTTGCCGGTGCAGCCCCGTTCAGAGTCTGGATCTCGTACCGGACGGGCAAACACGCGGTTGTTATGTACGCCCCTGCGACCAAGTTGGCGTGATGGAATGTGTGGCACAGGATGAAAATGCCATCGATGATGAACCCCATGCGAACAGAGCCGACGCCGAGCCATTCCATATCGATCCAAAGAATCTGAGACTTTGTAATGTCGAGAGTCAGTCCGGATGGACCAGACCCAAGGAGCTTATCACCGTTCCAGTTGACCTGCGCCACGTTTGAAAGCGTAACGATTCCCGAGACGTTCGAGCGCTGGACGAGCTCGGGTCCATTCGCCAACTCGACGTAAAAGCCGTTGTCCGTCCCGAAGTAGCCTACGCGCTGACGTGTGTTTCCGGGCGACGCTGGCGCCATCGTGAACGTCATCATCGCCAAAAGAGACTTACCAGGCTGATATCTGAACGTATAAGCAGACTCGCGCGCCGCAAATGAGCCAGTCGTATTGGTCACGGTCAGATTTGCAGAACTCTGGGTCGGTATGAAGGTCACCGAACCACCCGATGCGACGTTCGACCGGAACGACGCATCCAGTCCAAATCTCTGTTGAGAATCAAAGAGCGTAAAGGGGTTGCTGACCCGGAGACGTCCGAACGCGTCCAGTTGGGGAGTCGGCCTGAGAGTCACGTCAGAATTGAATAGGTATACCATCCTAATATATACTCCAGAAACTTCCTGTCCAGATGACATTTACGGCGCCGTAATTTATAGCCAAAATTACAGAATTCTGACCATCTAGGAGGTCAGGGGAAGATGTCGCCACCGTGACCCTATACCCCACAAACGTCCCCGCAAGACCAGATTCATCCTTGATGATATACTGTTTGCCAGTCGTAACAGTCGACCCGAGCGGCAAAACGACCGTCTGACCGTTCGACATACCGATATAATAATCAAGTACACTTGCTGAATAACTTGTTGTTCTCCCTGAAAGTACATGATTTGCTGAGTAAACGTTTCCCGTAGCTCGAATGTCGCCCAAGATATCCAGGTCGTACTGCGGGTTGATAGCTCCTATACCCACAGAATTTGGAAAATAAATATTTGAAGGATTTGATGCCGTGAGCCACTGAGTTGGCTGAACAATGACCGACCCACCCGTGCCGCCCCCACCGGCCACGAGCGGCGTCACATACACGTAAGTACCCCCCTGACCATTGTCCGTCGGCTGCAGACCCGTCGGATTGAGCATGAAAAGGTCCAGGTAGTAGTACTTGCTCGTGTCGGTCACATTCAGCGGCACCTGGAATATCTCGGTCGGATTCTGAGTCACCAGTGATGTGTACCGGTACAGATAGTTCTGGTCAGTCCCGTGCACGTCCGCCACATTAGACCCCACAGCCATGCCGGTCACAGTGTCCGTGCTGCCAAGGAGGACCGCCTGGAAGAGATACGGACCAGTCGCCGAAAACTGGAATGTTCCGTTGGCCGTCACAGAAATCATCGTGCTAGCCCCTGACTGCTGAAAACCACTGGCTGGGCTGAACGACAGCTGGTACGCAGTGCCGTATGTGCCCCCTGAGTACGATGCGGGGACTGCGATGGCTGAATTGAGCGAAAAGTAGAGACCGCCACCCGAGCCGAGCGTGCCGAGCGACGAGTAGACGTTGCCGCTGATGACTATGTTCCCTGAAAGATATGTGTTTCCGACGGGTGCCATCGAGTAAATGTTCGAAACACTCAGTGACGTCAGATTTGCGCTTGATACGTTCAGACTCGAGACATTTGCCACCGAGACACTAAGGCTGCTCACATTCCCGGTCACCACAGTGAGGCTCGAGACATTCCCGGTCGCCACGTTGGCTGCCAGAGAACTTAGGCTCGTGACATTCCCCGTGACGACTGCAAGGCTCGTGACATTCCCTACGGCGACATTAGCTGCCAGTGAACTTAGGCTCGTGACATTCCCCGTGACCACTGCAAGGCTCGTGACATTCCCTACGGCGACATTAGCTGCCAGAGAGCTTAGGCTCGTGACATTAGCGGTGACGACTGCAAGGCTCGAGACGTTCCCTACGGCGACATTAGCCTCCAGAGAGCTTAGGCTCGTGACATTCCCGGTCGCCACAGCGAGACTTGAGACGTTCCCGACTGCCACGTTAGCTGCCGGAGAGCTCAGACTCGTGACATTCCCCGTGACCACTGCAAGGCTGCTCACGTTCCCTACAGCGACATTAGCTGCCAGAGAGCTTAGGCTCGTGACATTCCCCGTGACCACTGCAAGGCTGCTCACATTCCCGGTCGCCACGTTAGCCATCAGAGAGCTCAGACTCGTGACATTCCCGGTCACAACTGCAAGACTTGAGACGTTCCCTACGGCGACATTAGCTGCCAGAGAGCTCAGGCTCGTGACATTCCCGGTCACAGCTGCAAGGCTCGTGACGTTCCCTATGGCGACATTAGCTGCCAGAGAGCTTAGGCTCGTGACATTAGCGGTGACGACTGCAAGGCTCGAGACGTTACCCACGGCCACGTTAGCTGCCAACGAGCTCAAGGACACAACGTTACCTGTGACTATAGCGAGACTGCTCACGTTCCCTACAGCGACATTAGCTGCCAGTGAGCTCAGGCTCGTGACATTCCCGGTCACAACTGCAAGACTCGAGACGTTCCCGACTGCGACATTAGCCGTCAGAGAACTTAGACTCGTAACATTCCCCGTGACTACAGAGAGGCTCGAGACGTTCCCTGTCGCCACGTTAGCAGCCAGAGAACTTAGACTCGTAACATTCCCCGTGACGACTGCAAGGCTGCTCACGTTCCCCACGGCGACATTAGCAGCCAGAGAGCTTAGGCTCGTGACATTCCCTGACACCACAGATAGGCTGCTCACGTTCCCTACTGCCACGTTTGCTGCCAGAGAGCTTAGGCTCGTGACATTCCCCGTGACGACTGCAAGGCTCGAGACGTTCCCTGTCGCCACGTTAGCCTCCAGAGAGCTTAGGCTCGAGACGTTCCCGACTGCGACATTAGCAGCCAGAGAACTTAGACTCGTGACATTCCCTGACACAACCGCAAGGCTGCTCACATTCCCTACAGCGACATTAGCCGCCAGAGAGCTTAGGCTCGTGACATTCCCCGTGACGACTGCAAGGCTGGAGACGTTCCCGACTGCGACATTAGCCGCCAGAGAACTTAGACTCGTGACATTCCCGGTCACAACTGCGAGACTCGTGACATTCCCGACAGCGACATTAGCCGCCAGAGAGCTTAGACTCGTGACATTCCCGGTCGCCACAGCGAGACTTGAGACGTTCCCGACAGCGACATTAGCTGCCAAAGAGCTCAAAGACACAACGTTGCCTGTGGCGACTGCAAGACTGCTCACATTCCCGGTTGCCACGTTGGCTTCTAGAGAGCTTAGGCTCGTGACATTACCGCTCACAACTGCAAGACTCGAGACGTTGCCGGTCGCCACGTTAGCCGTTAGAGAGCTCAAAGATAGTACGTTACCGACAGCGACATTAGCCGTCAAAGAGCTTAGGCTCAGAACATTCCCCGTGACGACTGCAAGGCTGCTCACATTCCCGGTCCCCACGTTGGCTTCTAGAGAGCTTAGGCTCGTGACATTCCCTGACACCACCGCGAGACTGCTCACATTCCCGGTCCCCACGTTGGCTTCTAGAGAACTTAGGCTCGTGACATTCCCTGACACCACCGCGAGACTGCTCACATTCCCGGTCCCCACGTTGGCTGCCAGAGAGCTTAGGCTCGTGACATTCCCTGACACCACAGCGAGACTGCTCACGTTCCCGGTCCCCACGTTAGCTGCCAGAGAGCTTAGGCTCGTGACATTCCCTGACACCACAGCGAGACTGCTCACATTCCCGGTCGCCACGTTAGCCGTTAGAGAGCTCAAATACAGTACGTTACCGACAGCGACATTAGCCGCCAAAGAGCTCAGACTCGTGACATTCCCGCTCACAACTACAAGGCTCGAGACGTTCCCTACGGCGACATTAGCTGCCAGAGAGCTCAGGCTCGTGACATTAGCGGTGACGACTGCAAGGCTGCTCACATTCCCGACTGCGACATTAGCCGCCAGAGAGCTTAGGCTCGTGACATTCCCGCTCACAACAGCGAGACTTGAGACATTCCCGACTGCGACATTAGCCGCCAGAGAGCTTAGGCTCGTGACATTCCCGCTCACAACAGCGAGACTTGAGACATTGCCGGTTGCTACATTAGCCGCCAGGGAGCTCAGACTCGTAACATTCCCTGACATCACAGCGAGACTGCTCACGTTCCCGACAGCGACATTAGCTGCCAGAGAGCTCAGGCTCATGACATTCCCGGTCACAACGGCAAGGCTGCTCACGTTCCCAGCGGCGACATTAGCCTCCAGAGAGCTTAGGCTTGAGACGTTCCCCGTGACCACAGTGAGACTGCTCACATTCCCGGTCCCCACGTTAGCAGCCAAAGAGCTTAGGCTCGTGACATTCCCTGACACCACAGATAGACTGTTCACGTTCCCTACTGTGACATTAGCAGCCATAGAGCTTAGGCTCGTGACATTCCCTGACACCACAGATAGGCTGCTCACGTTCCCTACTGCGACATTAGCAGCCATAGAGCTTAGGCTTATGACATTCCCCGTGACCACTGCGAGGCTACTCACGTTCCCGGTCGCTACGTTGGCTTCTAGAGAGCTCAGGCTCGTGACATTCCCTGTGACGACAGCGAGACTGCTCACATTTCCAGTCGCCACGTTAGCCTCCAGAGAACTCAGGCTCGTGACATTTCCGGTCACAACTACAAGGCTGGAGACGTTCCCGACGGCTACATTAGCAGCCAGAGAACTCAGACTCGTGACATTTCCGGTTGCTACAGCGAGACTGCTTACATTCCCTACGGCGACATTAGCCCCCAGTGAGCTCAGGGATACGACGTTACCTGTGGCGACTGCAAGACTGCTCACATTCCCGACGGCGACATTAGCCGCCAGAGAACTTAGGCTTGTGACATTCCCGGTCACCGCAGTGAGACTTGAGACGTTCCCGGTTGCGACATTAGCCACCAGAGAGCTCAGGCCCAGGGTGGCAAGACTGTTCACGTTAGCAGTCACAATGTTGGCAGTCAGAGAACTCAAGCTAACTATATTTCCAGTGGTTATGTTCGAACTTACGATTATTATTCCACCTGGAAATGACGCATTTCCGTCTGTTCCAAAATTCCACTGATAATTGTTTGATTGGATTCTCACCCCACCCACACCATCGTTTTTTATTAATAAATTACTCGTGGAGATATCTGATGGTATAGAAACAATAGCCTTGCCGACAAGAGACTGGTCCGGTGACAAGACTATAGAACTTCCGTCCAAATTATAAACCACAGTCTTTGTTGGATCTGTTACCGTATCAACGTAAAGTTTTGACAAATTAATAATTTGACTAAAATTCAGTACACCATACCCATCAGTTCTAAGTACAGACCCGGTGGTACCATCAGAAATGGGGAACCTATAACCTGGAAAGTATGTGGTTCCGTTAGGATCGAATTTCCAACTCACCGCCCCCACATTCATAGTTTGAAGCACGGATGGATAATTCCATGTATTGTTTGAAAAAGTAATACCTCCGGGGAATGTCACGGTAGAGTCACTGCTCACTGATAGCGAATAAATATTTGAAATTTTACTTTGAACAAGATTTGACCAAGAGAGACTCCCTGAACCGACAGAATCTACAAGGACTTGGTTGGGATTTCCTGTATAACCTGGAAAAGTATAGAATGGGAATGTTGCAGAACCGGCCGTATTAAAATTCCAAGTTTTGTCATCACTTTTGATATTCACACCAGTATTATCAAAAGTTGTCATTGACTCCGCGGATTCTCCCGAGAGAGCAGGCAATGTCGGTATGTTATACTGTAAACTGACGGACGTATTGCTGTAAACATTTATAGCTGCTGTGTTCCGAATAGTCGATGTGTATATATTTGGTGTCACGAGTGCATTTGATACATAAACATTACCAGACACTGTCAGGTTCGACGACGCGTCTGTCGTTCCGATACTCACTTCGGGTAAATAGTAAATAGGGTTACCGGTATCGCCTACCCACTGAGAACCAATAAATCCAGAAATATTTGTAGTATAAATATTTGCAGCCCAAAGCGTTGCCACGTTACCCACCAGAGTATTCGAAGCGAGCGAGCTCAGACTCAGAACATTGCCTGACACCGCAGCAAAGCTGCTTACATTCCCAACCAGAGTGTTCGAGGCGAGCGAGCTCAGACTCAGAACATTGCCTGTGACGGCTACAAGGTCTGCGAGATTGGAGATGCCCCACACATTCAGAGTTTTACCGCCAAAAATTATGGCAGAATTTGCATAAAGACTGGTTACGTTCAGTGTATCGATGTTGGCTGTTCCGCGCACGTACAGGTTCGAACCAGGGGGTGGATTGGTAAGCGCCCCTATGCTCACTCCATTCTGATAGGCGACATTCCCATCGATGTTGGTCCACTGTGAGGACAAGATGGCGACGTTCGAGGCTTGGGTCACGCGGCCGTACTGGTCCACCTGGATGGATGACACATTCGAAAAGTTACCGTACTGCCCGGCAGTCACACCACTGGCTGGCAGGTTTGTCGGCAAAATTTGGTTTGTGAATTCGAGCGAGCTCACGTTCAGAGAGGCACCGTTGGCCGTCTGGAACGATAGGACCGCGGCGTTGGCCGACTGGTAATTGGCTGTCGTGAAAATTATATTTCCCAAAATTGAACCAGAGACATAGAGGTTGCCTGTGAAGGTTCCATCTTGACTGATGATGTTCCCGGCAATGACATTACCGGTCGTCGACAGAACGTTCGAAGCGATAATCACATTGGCAGGAGGGCAGCACTCACCGCCTCCTCCACCGGTGCTGCCTAGTACGGACAGCACCCTGGGCTGCCCGTTCGCGATGTTGTCACACATCTCTTACTGTTTCTTCATTAAAATAATTGTGAGCAAACCAATCACGAGCACACCATACACAATCATGTTGAATTGTGGCTTGGCCATGAGGGGCACTGGTGTCGGCAGGCTCACAGGGCGCTCCATTTTAGGCGGTACATCTGACCGGTGAATACGGAGCATAAAAGAGTTGTTGTTGGCGCCGTTGAAGCTGAGCAACTGGCCGTTGATGTCGCGCCAATTGATGGTCATGTCGGACAGTTTCTCGATGACGTGCGGAAATCGAATGGACATGATGTAGTCGCTCGTCTCTTTGAACGTCTTTATCGACCCTGACACGACATCCATGGGGATAACCCCAAAGGCGTGCGAGGCGAGCGTGTTCACTGGTAGATATACGTTCGAAGTGATATTATTCACATTGGAGCTGTAGCCCACGAGCTTGCTCGACAGATTCATCTTGTGCGACCGGAACTCCTCGATGTCCAGGAAGACCATCTCGTTCGCTGTAAAGTCACACACGAATGGTGATTTGAGTATATTCTTGCCAGTGTAGAGCGAGTTGTACTGGTAGACTGCGTCGCCCGAGGCGGCCGCCGAATTGTACGACGTACTGACAGCTATGCCGAGCAGTTGAGCAGCCTGTGCGCTGGTGGTGCTGATAGTGAATGTGGCTGACGAAGAAAATATAAATTTTCCATCGGCCGAGTTGAAGGCGGTGCTGACACCTGACATGCGGCTACTGTTATTGAGTTCGGCTGCGAGGGTGCTGCCTGAGTAAAAGCCGGCGTACAGGGGCACTGTGTAGGCGGTGCCTCCTTGGGGGGTCGTGACCGTCAAGAATGTACCGGTCGTCGTGAAGTTGAACATGGAGTTCGGGACGGTGGCACTGACCAGGTCTATCTGGCGGATATTCTTGAGCGGATTGATAAGAAACACTGTGTACGTATTTGCATTTGGGTACAATGAAGTGTCTCTGGTGCGGGAGTCCACGAAGATATACTCCGTCTCCATCTCTACATTTCTTTTAGAAATTATTTACTAAACTTGTATAATAGGCAGAAACCTGTGCAGCTGTCATTGCGTACGGAAAGAACCAAAGATAATTAAGAGAATAATCACCATTTGTTGAATAATAAGGGTCAGGGGAATATACTATAGCAGTTGAAGCATTAGTAACAGGGGTTCCGCCGAGTGTAAATGAGTCTGATAAAGAGCCATTCAGATAAGCTCTCTGATTTGTACCGTTTATGGTAATAAGTACGTTATATTTTGTATTATTCATTGCCATTCTGGAAGTTGTTTGGTTGATACCGTCATTAGCCACTGTAGAATCAAATTTACAATGAAATCCGGTATCTCCGGCAACAATCCATGTTGCAGGTGCTCGAAGTCCTCCGCCACAACAGTCTCCACCGGTCGAAGTCACGTGATATAAATTACGCCAGTTTCCATTGAGTGCAGATGCTTTAACCCATACAGAATATGTAATGTTTGCACTATTTGTAATACTGGTCGAACCAAATGTACCCTGATTAACAGACGTTGTAGGCGTAAACCACGTGTTGTAATAACCTACTCCTTTTTGAATCTTCTGACATTGCGACATTGATAGAGGCCCTGTCGAAGGGACGGACCCGCCAAATCCTCGAAACCCGCCCATGTTTTTGGTCGCGTTTCCGAGTGTTGTTGCGACGCTATTGACTGTAATGGTCGCATTCGTAGCAGGTATAATTGGTGCCATATAATTTATTCAGATATTACATTTGATGTTAGGTCTGGTACTGGAGGCACGGTATAGTTCACCAAAGAATCTGTAGAATTTGGATATATTTGTTTGAGATTTTCATAGAGTGTCTGAAAGATGTTTGAGATGTCACTCACCTGAATAGAAAAAGGAATTCTGATATCAGAGTTGGGCTGTTTAGTATAATCCTTGTACACTTTGTAATGAATTTGTATGGTGTAAAGCCCTTCGGTATTCCTGGGAAAAATAGTTATACATTCAGAATTGAAGGACATATAAACATTGCTGACTGGAATCTCTGACGGAAGTATACCATCTGTGACAAGTATACCCATATCTATTCTTTGAATAGAATTTTTTCAAGTCGTTCAAGACGCTTCTCGAGTGCCTCACGCTTTTGTCGTTCCTCTTTCAGGGCTTCGATGAGCAAAGCTGTCATGTTACCGTAAGCAACTGATAACATGCCTTTGTCGTTTTCGTGAACAAGCTCAGGAATAACCCTCTGAATCTCTTGTGCGATGACACCAACGTGTCTTTTATTTTTATCAGTTTCATTTGTATAATCTGTTCGGGTGAATGTATATCCGTTAATATTTGAAACTTTATCCAGAGCCCCTTCAATCTTTTGTAAATTTGTCTTTACACGCTCGTCTGAGAAAGCTGTAATATCGTTTTTGGCCCACACATATCCATCACCGCGAACATAAAAGAGATTATCACTGCCACTGTTCGCCTGCATAATACACATATTTAAACCAGAAGTTGCAATTTGGGCCGTTCGGAATAGTGTAACCGTGTCAGTGAATCCAGTGGTGGCAAATTGGTCGACGACGAAAGGTCCTGAACCCGAAGTTGCCGCGTCGTACACGTGGAGTTTACGAGCTGGGCTCGCTGTCCCGATGCCTATACGACCAGAAGAATCTACGCGCATGCGTTCAGTACCGGCGTTTGTATAGAGTATAACAGTACTCGTGTCAGACGTAATACTGTTGTATAAAGTCATTGGAGAACCTCTTGTTTGGCCTCCACTAGCACCGAGTGAAGATAGTAAAACTCCGAATGTCGCGTCACCCATGCTGATTCGACACGCACCACGTGTCGAGCCGTACTTGAAAGTGTTTGCGTCATTGTAGCCACCGGCTAACAAGTTATAAAGACCTTGACCGGTCGAATGATCCATGGTGAACATAGAGCCATTTGCCCCCCCAGCGGTTCCATCCCAATCTTCCGACCAAAAAGTCGAACTATTGTTATTACCAAATGTGACCATCTTGAAAAGGGGGGTGGTGGTCGCCGTAGAATACACGTTTATTCCAGTAGTAGTGTTTATGTCGAGCGCGGTGGCCGGACTGACCGTTCCAATACCTATACGACCAGAATTATCCATAACAGTTATACCCGTAGCAGTCTTTAGAGACAGGCCCGAGTAGCCAGCAAGTTGAACATATGCTGTCAGACCTGTGTCAACTGAGTATCCGAGACCATACCATGGTCCACCCGCATTATCAGTCGTAGAGGGTGTATCCGTATTATCACCAACAGCGGCTGCATAAAATCTCTTGCCGTAAATACCAGCACTTGTACCCGTGTCAGTAGCTCTCAATGTCGAACCATCCCATGTTAAAAGTGATGAATAATTAGGTACCCCTGTTCCCTGTCCGAACAAAACGTAATTAGTCGTAAAGTTAGTACTCAGTGCTGCTGCACTACCAGCCGTCAAACTAGAGGCCGTACCGGTCAGTCCAGTCCCTGCACCTGAAAACGAAGTTGCCGATACAGTTCCATTTACATTTAAAGCATTGGTCAAGTTAGTCGCCGTTCCAATGCCTACATTGCCTGTTGTGTAATAAATAGCCGTACCTGAAGTTGTCCATTGGGACCCTACATATGGCGACCCGTTTTGTCGAAATGTACCTGTTAAATTTATATCACCGACAACATCGAGTGAATAGACCGGATTGTTTTTGCCTATGCCTACGTTGCCCTGTGGATATATGATGCTGGACCCATACAGGACCCAGCCGGTATAGTCCTCATTTCGGAGGTAACTCATCCTCTCTTATTCTACAGGATGACTTTCTTCTGGTGGCCTACACGAATGCTCGTATCCACATAGACCTGCGTCCCGCTGGCAGTCAGAGCACGGCAGAACGCCACATCCTCTGACATCATGTCCTGTGCCTGACCGATGGTCTGCAGAGGGCCATAGAACCAAGGATACTTCAGCTTCTCCATGACGCCACGGCGGACGAGCATCCACCCCATGCCTGCATACGACACCGGCAGATACTGCTCCTCGAACACGGTCGTCGCCTTGACAAACTCGAACGTGCCATTCTTCTTGAAAAACTCCTCGTCCCACTCCTTCACCACCGCGTAATTCTCCATGTCCTCCATCATGTACAGACCGGCCGTCACGTCGTGCGGGCTCTCCAGAATCTTCATGAAATCGTCCGGCTTGAACACAATGTCAGAGTCAATCCACATGACGACATCATAATCCACCTTGCCCTGGAATGGCTTCTGCTCGGGACCGGCCAGTACATCACCACCGAGACACTTGGCACGCGCAAAGTGCACCACCGACGAGTAGTTCTGGGACACCATGCACTGATGTCCCTTTGCCGTCGCTTGCATCATCAGCTCCGTCCAACTCATCAGAAACTCACGGCTGTACTCCTTGCCCGGTAGTGCGAAGATGACCTTCATTTTCTAAAAATATATAAACTTTTTTGTTTAACTGTGATTTGTGAAGACTTACTGCTACCATGGTCCTCAGAAAAAACAATTTATATATTTATTTTTTTGGATCTGTAAACAGTTGTTACAGAATTTATTTTAACGCGTATGAAAAAAAAAGTATAAAAACTTTTTTATAAAAACAATTGTTATAAAACTTTTTGGATCCGTATCACTCAAAATAATTTATATATTTATTTTTTTGGATCTGTAAACAGTTGTTACAAAACTTTTTTAAATAATTGTTACAGAATTTATTTTTACACATCTGGAAAAAAAAGTATAAAAACTTTTTTAGATATGGCTCACTCAAAACAATTGTTACAAAACTTTTTTAATTTTACACATCTGGAAAAAAAAGTATAAAAACTTTTTATATGATGACTCACTCCTTTCAAATGAAAATATATTTTTAGGTACGGTCGAGCAGGGAGCCACCGATACCGTTAGCGATGCTGTAATCGCGCATCTGGGAAAGCACGAAATCCTCGTCGCCGCACAGACCGCCTGGGGTCATGCCCATGGTGTAGTAGGCAGCCTCCTTCTGTGGGCCTGGCACACACGCCAGGCTGGGCTTGATGTCACCCAGCTGACGGGGGTCGCGACCGGTACCCTTGATGGAAATGTCCTGTGGCTCCATAACGTGTGGGACGTAGTAAGATGCCGGGCGGGCGAGCTGGTACAGGATGGCCAGCAGCAGACCGATGATAATGGCGTGAGTCAGAACTTTGCCGTACTTCATTATATAATAAAGTACAATTTTTTTTTGCGTTAAAGTTTTGACAATACTTTCTCCTAAAGTCATAGAGATGGCTACTGAGATTACGTTTGATACTGGAGACTCGGCTGGACATTCCATCAACCTTAGTGCCGATGACCAGACCCTGCTCGATGAGATTTCTATCCGCCCTGCTGATAAGGTGATTCAGGCCAAGGCTAAACCAAGCCGCCCCCTGCCTTTCATGCGCAGCCGCCCACGTGTCGTACAGGAGGAGGACCCCAACCTGGATGCATTCATGAATCCGGACAAGCGTACTGCCCAGTCTGCCCCTATGGCGGAGGAGTGGGACGGTCAAGAGGAGGGCGAGGAGGGCCCTGAGGAGGGGGGTCAGTACCAGAGCAGCGGCCCACAGATGCCCTCCGAGGGCTACAAGACCATCGAGGATGAAAAGGCGGACCTGCTGAACAAGATTGCCCGCCTGGCAAAGAAGGGTCTGAACACCAACGCCCGCCTGACCAGCTACAGCGACATCGAGGAGATTCGCACAGAGTACAAGCGCCTAATGTACGGCATCGAGGTTGAGCGCTCCATCAAGTTCCAGCGGCGCATGCTCATCGCGACCGTCACCGGCCTGGAGTTTCTGAACAAGAAGTTCGACCCGTTCGACCTGCAGCTCGATGGCTGGTCCGAGAATATGATGGAGAATTCAGACGATTATGACGGTGTGTTCGAGGACCTGCACAACAAGTACAAGAACAAGATTGAGGTGGCACCAGAGGTGAAGCTCATTATGATGGTTGGCGGCTCGGCCATGATGTTCCACCTGACCAACAGCATGTTCAAGGCGGCCATGCCCAGCATGAGCCAAGTTGTGAACCAGAACCCCGAGCTGGTCAAGAATATGATGGATGCAGTACAGCGGACGCAGAACCAGCAGAACCAGGGTCCGCCACAGCCAGGCCTGCGTCGTGACATGCAGGGGCCCGGTATGGACATCTCAGCTCTGATGGGTATGATGGGTCCTCCGCCTCCACAGAATCGCCCAGTAGCGCCACGTGAGCAGCGCGGGGACGATACCGAGTCCGTGTCAGACATTGTCAGCGTCGACGACCAGACGGTTCGCGACGTGTCTCTGCCGGCCGAAGGAAAGGCGAAGCGTGGCCGCAAGCCAAAGGCGACCGGCAAGAAGGAGGTTTCGTTCTAGCTAGGGAAAGAACTTTTCTAATGTAATAATATGCAAGGGCTCTCATATGCCCCCTTTGAAATGGACTTGGGTCCTCCAGTCCAGATGATGATGCCTTCGAGCCCGATAAAGACCGATCGGACCGAATGCAATTATCTTGTCATGTTTTTTGTCATGGGTGTTGTCCTCCTCGGCATCAGTGACTCCATGTCTGATTAGAACTTTAGCACGCGGCGAACACGGGGGCCACGCTTCGCACCAGCATTGCTGCGCTTCTTGCGCATACCAACGCCCATTGGGTTGGGCAGGTTCCAGCTGACCGCCTTGCGAGGGCGGCCGCGGCCACGTGCCGGCTTGGGGCTGAACATCTGACCCAGGTACGGGTTGCGCTTCAGGCGCACCACCATGCCACCCTGGCGCGGGGCGTATGCCGCACGCTTGCCACCGACGTTCTTGCGCTCCTTGCGGTTGAACTTGGGGCGGATAGGGCTGGGGATGGCCAGCAGGTTCTTGACATACTTGGTGGCGCGCTCGGTGCCACCTGGGCTCTTGTGGAGCTTCGCCTTGGGGTTGTACGACATACCCTTGGCGGTACGGACAAAGTACTTACCGGTATCTGAGCGGAAAATAACGCGACGCTTGGTGTTCAGGAAACC